CTACCTTGTTGGAACCGGTCAGCATTAACTTGTAAAGTAACCTCAAAATCTGCACGATAAGTATAGATATTGGACATCCGGGAAAACTTCTGGGGCGTAATTAAGGACGTAACGTCCGCAAAGAAGAGTATACCCGAATCTGAGGCGGAAAAGTTTCCTGAGGAAATAATTGACGGTCTTTGGAGATAGTCCACAATGGTCTGTGAACTTGGGGCTATTACGTGACTTGAGAAAGGATCAAGGTCGACCCTCCTGGTCTCTTGGGCCTCATAGCCAATGGTATCATCAGCAAATTTAGTGGTTGGATTTTGACTTGAATTAGATGTTGGTATTAGCGTTGCCCCCCCTTGGCTAAGTTGCGGTGTGGTATCGTTCGCTGTCATCTCCCCAAAATAGAACAGTTTAACGTGATGTTCAGCACGTGCTTTTTGAGACATTTACAAGCCAACCCACTGCTCAGATGCAATCTGACGCAGTTGGGGCTGGCTGTATCCATCATTATTATAGAGAGGGCCAGCTTGGGCTAAGATCAATGGATGATACTTATCCCAAACTTCTTTTGGATGAAAGGCTAGTTCACGCCTCGCATTATCAACTCTATGCTGCATGATTGTTATTGGATCATCTTTTCTAGTGTAACAAACCATGTTAAGGATTACTTCCATGTCGAGGGCACCGACATACAAGCCTGTGTCAGGGTTAAGGACAGATCTTCTCTTAACTATGGTGTGGTTCTTCTCTTCATCGAACTCTTTCACCTCTGACTGCTTATCAGCACTAGTGTAGGTCATTTTAAAATGGTCCCTCATCACACGTGCATGTGACTTATTGTTCCAATATTTTCTATGTTGTGGGACGGCTGCCATAATGTCATCACCCATGACCCTTATGACAATCTCCTTAAAGAAATTTTTGCCATTTGTTTTCCAGTCATAACTCAACTCATCATTAATTACCAAGTATGAATAGGTGCACAAAAGCAGGTTACGCAAACAATTAAACCCTGCTGTCATGTAAGAGCCACTAGCAAAGCCTGCGAGCCAAAGCTCGCTAGTGTGCCCATAAGCATGGTAGCCCAGGACGCACATCTGAGCTAAACAAATCCTAACCCTACCTGGCGGGCTATCATTGTCATCACCATACCACCTATTGACGATACGCGCCAACGCTTCAACCATCCAAAGCGGGACGGTGCCATCAAAGTTTTTATAATCTCCTGCCATTATCCTATCCTTTCCACCAACTGCTTCAAATCTGCGGTGCATGTAATCCCAAGATGGTGAGTGAGGGTCAACACCAACTAATACATCACCTATCATAGCCGTGTCCACTAGGTGTTTCATAAATCCACCATAGTAACACTTAAATAAGACGGTGTACCGCAAGTCGGAACCTGAGACAAGTCTAGGGGTATTGATTTTTGTCTCTTTCCTTAACTCGTATTTTAATGAATCAGTGTACACCGTAGCAGGGACATAACTCTGTTCCATCATCCGAACCATTATGTTCCACTCTTGTAACACATTTTCGTACTCAGGACCTGGATAGCCGACACCATTCTGGTCTACAGTATAGAACGAAGACCTACCCCCTGGTATCTGAGCCAACGGAAAACCAGGACTGGTACTATGATCAAGTGGTTCAATGACTCCTGGCTCTCCAAGTATAGCAACCATTGGAGTGAGTATTTCTTTGACAGGAGAAGTGTTTGGCAGGGACAATACTCTATCACCAAGAATCATTTCAGCCCTCTCAAACTTTTCTTGATCTATTTCTTCATCAACGATCATATAGTTTGATCGAGCCACGGGATAATTATCTTTTGTTACCACTGGGAAAACTGTGGGCTTTATTGGTCCA